AGCAAACCCATGATCTGAATGTAGTAAGAAGGATAAAGATTTATGGTTCTCCACATAGTTTTCCTCCAAATATTTTCTGATCTCCGGAAGCTCTTCTTTACGATAGTACACAGTACAACTTACACTATTATCTGACCAGTCTCTCTGAAGTCTGTAGACTTCTCTGAGTTGGCTTATCGCAGTCATCTCGGCAGCCACTTTAGTACCTTTGGGGTAACTGAAGGGGAATGTCACAACCACAGTGTTGTAGTCTTCAGAGCTATCAAAGTTTCTCACATACTCAATAGGATATCCATGCGCCTTACACGTCTCAACAAGCGAATGTGAAGAAGCTATACGTATTCTACGATACATGAAATGTGCATATCCAGGATGGATACCCGGAGTAACGCCCGGAAGCAATGATAAAGTGCCTGAAGGTTTTACGGTGGTAAGCTTCACAGACCTGTTCATACCATTATCTTCCGAATACATATCATCGAAAGATCTTAGGTATTTATATCCCGCATTCATCCAAGAATTCTGTTCCTCGGAAGCTTGCAAAATACCTGTGAGACCTATACCCATACGCATATTCTTATGTACTATATGCTCAGTTTCTCTATTGTGTGAAGGTAACAGCAATGAATGCTTATTAATCCTATATAAAAGTTCAAGGATATCTAAGAACTCTTCTTCACTGTCCACGTTCGGTAAAAACACCTCTGCAAGACAACATGTCTCGTAGGGCGCTAGTGATTGTTCAGCACCAATTTTTGTTACTTCGAAAAATCTCGAAGGATTAGACTTCTCAGCTAATCTCTGCATGTCACCATGCAGTTCAGACTATATCACCACCCATTTCTGGGGTTTATCGTCCGAGTTTGTATTGAAAAGATGGAAGAACAAAGTCTGATACGATTTCTTCAAACAAATCTGAAGAGTTTGCAGGAACAGCCAAATCGTATCTATCGCCTTTCTTTCTAGTATTTAGTTCTAGACCGAAAGTTTCTTTTAGAGATTTCTTAATAAGCATTAGATCACCGTAACACAAGTTATTGAGATGAAGTCGATAAGATGGTTTTGAATTTGCCCATCTTTTATCTTGATATCTGCTACCATCTGCCATAAAGGCAATTGCCAGCATCTCTTCATCCATAAATTTGAGCATATGAGGATCCACCACTTTGTGGCCCTCTATGTAAATACGGTTCGCTATCTTAGTTAATATAGGATGATTACGAGACTGTAAGCGTAATTGCTGTTGTCTATTAAATCCATCTTTTGTATAAATCTCCGGTTCTGAGAGCTTATAGCCCACAGGAACCTCTTCCAGTGTTTTTATGACATTATCGAGATAATCTCTATGCTTCTCAAGCATATTGACCACAAGACATGCATTAATAGAACCTCCGAAATAGCCAAGGTGTCCATCAAACATTGCATATGCATATAAACGTTTATTCAAATCTTTACTCATAGTCGTTGCTCCTCTCATAACGAGTTGGATCAGGATTGTCTACCAGACTTCCCCTGAATTTAGATAAATTATTCAAAAAAGATTACTCTTTTAGGCCGCTAGCTTTAACGGATTATATCCCATAACTTCAGGATCGGGATACTGAGTCTCACCAAGTCTTCCAATTTTACGAGATAACTCTAAGTTAATCAAGCCATATGGTTCCCCTTTGCCTTCATAACCGTCCCAGAAATACTCATGTAAATCGGATATATTACTGCACACAACCGAATTATTTGACATTGCACGGTATGAAGGTATGTTACCCAAATCCCAACGCTTGGCCAACAAGTATTCGATATCATCAGGATCGCCTATGGCTATCTGTGCTGAACGTCTAACATTACCTGCGACAATGATATGCCCTATCACGTTCATTATATCCAAAGCATCAATGGGTCTAAGTTTACGACCACTTCTCTTTTGAATAATTTCGGCAATTTTATTGATACCCCATACAAGATCTTCCGGTCCACTCGCCACACCTCCAAAACCTTTAATCGGTGCGCCTCTACCTCTGATAGCTTGTGTTGAATAAGTGAATGTACCCTTCTCCTCACTGTCACTCAAAAATGCAGACTTGAGCGTTTTACCGAGTAACCTTACCCAACCCTCTCTTGAATCGGGAACAATATAATCCGCACCACCATTATCAACTCTCGTTGGCGGTCTGAACCATTCTTTGACAGCGGGTATTTTATTCACATGCTCTCTTTGAATATTGAAACCCACTCCAGAACCCAACGCAAGCATGTCCATAGCCCATGTGAATGGACGTATGGGGTCATCAATCACTGTGAATGCACAATTTTGTAGAGATGCCAAGCCCAATCGACTCACAGTATCTGTACCCAACTGCCACAAAAAGCGACCCGCCACTGAACATTTGAGACCTAGAAGGTACTCAGCCAATCGGTACTCTTCATCTTTCGTGAAACCACAACCCAGTTGTTTATCACAAGCATTAATCACACGTAAAACAGTATCTTGAAACTCCTCTATTGTTTCGTCATCAAGCGGTCTTGCATATGTTCGTTTGTAAGTCAGATAACCCACAGACGACCACGGTGTGTTTGTTTTAGGTAATTCTTCTTTTATCATTATTTTCCCTTTCTAAAGTACTTCAAAACTATCTTCAAATGGCTCTTCAACCATTCTGCCCTGTTCATGTTGATAGAACAAACCTCTCACAGGTCCGGTTTGCCCTGTTGTTCTCGCTTTGAGAACTGACATCTTAACTGTGTTCCTCTCTTTTTCTGAAGCTGCCGCCATATTTCTTGCGAATGCTACCACATCATAACTTATTTGCTTAATTGATCCTGAGCCTTTGATATCATCGAGACTCGGCATCTTACCCTCTTCGAACGACTTACCGCCACTCGCAGCTTTTCTCAAATGTGAAACCAAACCTATCCAGACAGGATGTTTCTGAACTATTCTTGAGAGTTCATTCATCATCTTATCTTGAGCTTCGTTTCCTGTAAGATCGGCAACACCTTCGGATACAAGTATTGTTATGTGATCTATGAAAATATATTTACAACCGACAAGACTCATATACTCTATTTTGTCAAGTATCGTACCGTCAGCGAAGTTACCTTCGTGATTCAGTAACACAACTCGATTTTCACCGAATACACTGTCAAAGCCGACTCTCAATTCTTCCAGCGGTATTTCTGCAAATGCAGCATTCTTCGATATTGCCATACCTGCAAGCTTAGCACCGGTCTCTGCGGGAGTTTCTTCGAGAGAGATGATACCAATTTTATCATTTGTCATTATCAGATCATTGAGCATAATTTCACGCATGAGTGTACTCTTGCCCGAACCTGTGCCCGATATGAATAAGACTATTTCGTTTAATCTTTGTCCTTTAAGTTTTTTATTCACACTCGCCATACATTCCGGATAAGGGACTGCAGGTATTTTATCCCGCTTTTCAATGGCTTCCCAAATCTCTTCAGTGGAAATAATCCCTGAAGGTACATAAGATGCAGCATCAAAAATACACTGTAATAATCTATTCCCTGAATGTTTTAAGAACACATCACAAGGGTCATTCTCAGGTAATTTTACTATCTTTACTTTATCAATACCGATAATCTTAATAGCTTCTTCTGTAGCCTTCAAGCCTGCGGCATCATTGTCAAAACATAAGATTACATCTTTAAATGTCCTGATCCAGTCTCTATTCTCTATCAGCGATTTGGTCATGATTGAGGAAGATAAGGAAACTACAGGATATATCTTTTGGTATTTGTCGAAGCTGGCTTGAGCGACCACCAGTGCATCCAGTTCCCCTTCAGTTATGACAAGTCTTCTGCCACCTGAAGGAAACTTATCTATACCGAATAAGCCTGATGACTTATCAATCCAAGAAAATACTTTCGGAAGCTTTCTTATTTTGAAAGCCTTACCGGCATCATATGGATAATAATGAGCATCAATCTCACCGTTCTCACCGTAAGAAACTCTGACATCAAAGAACTCAGCGACCGTCTTGGTGATTCCTCTTTCTTTAAAACCCCTTATCGGTAATTCTTTGATCTCATCAGGGGTCATTCTTTTAACGTATTCTTGCTTAGCTTCCACGTA